GGATACAATAGAGGATAGTAGAAAGGAAATCTACCATCAGCTCCGAGACTTTGGTGTTGGAAGTGTAGAGGCTCGGGCAAATTTGAGTGCCACAAGAGTCAAGGACTTATCAGGAGACGGACATGGCTAGAGGCAGATTCATAAGCAAGGGTATTAGCCTGGACGAAAAGGTGGACGCTCTTTCGGACGATACCTGCCGACTTTTGTTTACCTGGCTGATTACTCATCTAGATTGTGAAGGTCGGATGTATGGCGATGCCCAAACTGTTAAAAGCACAGTCTTTCCCCGGCGCAAAGATTCGACCCGAAAAATTGAAAAATACCTCATGGAATTGGAATCCCACGGACTAATTTCTCGTTATTCTGTTAACGGAAATCAATATTTGTGCATGAAAAACTTTGAAAAACATCAAGTGGGATTGCGAAAAACCCAAGAAGCTCAATCGCAAATTCCCCCTTTTACAACGGATTTACAACGGAGTGAAAACGTTATAACCCCGTCACAAGTTAAAGTTAAAGATAAAACTAAAGTTAAAGTTAAAGATAAAGAAGAAACTAAACAAGAAGAAAGTTTAGTTCCGTTTTTACCATCAGAACAAATAGAAGAAATAAAAGAAATAAGAACACAAAAAGTACAAGAGGTGATAGAGCTTTACCAGGAGAACATTTTAGGCGGCGGCACGATTCCTGAAGACGTGGAAGGAGAAGTAACAAGTGCTTGCAATCGTTATTCCACATTTTGGGTTAGCGCTGCCATAGAGGAAGCCTGTGCTCAAGGACACCCGGACTGGGGATATATAATCGGTATTTTAAAGAACTGGTCGAGATTTGGGAAAAAGGCTGGCTAAGTGGAACTGGCAAAGGAGCAAAGTTTCCTGTAAGGCAATAAAGAAGGAGGTCAAATATGAATTGGCAAGATTCTGTGATGAGTGATAAGCAAATAGCCGAATTACAGGCGAAATACAGCGAACCATCTGACGAAAGCGTTGGTTATGAACGTAATATCGCCCAAGCCCAAGCCGAAATCAGCTTCAAGGCAGGTGCAAGGAAGGTGGTGGAATCCACCCAATTATTACTGAAGGAAATAGACAAGCTAGTAGGTGATATTGAGGGAGATTGGACTGACCCTAGAAGCGAATGCCATAAGATAAGCAGCCTTATTGGTGACTGGCAAAGAGAGTGGCAAGCCTTCGTGAAAGGATTGGAGGGAAAATGACAAAAGGAGAATTAAGAGAGAAGCCAGATGAAAACAAAACCTAAGAGCGTATCAAGTTTAAAGAAGGAAGCTTGGGAAGTATTCAGCAGGTATATTCGGACACGGGATTGCCTTTTGACTACTGGCTCTGTTGAGTATGGTGAGTGCTTTACCTGTGATAATCCACCACAGCATAGATTTAATGATTTAGATGCTGGACACTTAGTCCCTGGCAGACACAATGGGAATCTGTTTTCAGAAAGAGGCTGCCATGCTCAATGTAGAAGGTGCAATCGGTTTCTGCACGGCAATCAACTTGAATACCGGCGCAGAATTATCGCAATGTATGGTGAAGGAGTTGATGTAGAATTAGAGCAAGAGGCGAGACAAGTAAAGAAGTTCACAAGACAGGATTTGGTCGAGCTCAAAGAGTATTACACGAAGAAGCTAAAAGAACTTGAAGGAGGATAGCGATGAAGGAAGGTTATTATTGGGCAAGAGAGAAGGGTAGTGGAAATGATGGATGGCGAATAGTGAGAATAAATAAATTTGCTGGCAAGTATTGGGAAGTTGCTGAGATGGGTTCTGAAACCCCCTATGAGTTAGATGAATATGAGTTCGGCGATAAAGTGGAGTGGTTTGAGGAGATACTCTAAGGAGGTCAAATGAAAAGGATATGCACAGAAAAGAAAACAGTACTTGTGTTGCTATGGGATACAGAAGATGGGGGTTCGTGTGAATGGTGTATTCAAAATCCTAGGCACATACCCAGGGTGGGAGAAAGGATATGTATTTGGGAGGATACGTGGGAAGCAGAAGGTATGGCGAAGGAAATATCATGGTATTTTACTGAAGGGCAAGGCACGGAAGTAGGTATTGAGTTAACTGAAGTCCAATATACCGAATATAAAACTAAATGAGCATTTTCAAGATCAAACTTCGCAACACGGACCGCTTATTCTCAAAGTATATTCGAAGTAGAGATGGATGGAAATGTCTAGCTTGTAGAGAGAGAAGCAAGGATTACCGGGAAGATGGGCAGGGGCTACATTGCAGCCACTATTGGGGACGTGGACATGAAAATACCCGCCTTGATCCTGATAATTGTATCTCACTTTGTGCATACCATCATCGTGTTTGGGCTGAGGAAGAGAGAGACCAGTATAAGGCGTTTATGATTCACAAACTAGGGCAACGAGGTTATGATCTTCTTGAATACCGGCACAACTTATACAAGAAGAGGGACGACAAACTGGACGTAATCATCATCAGGCAAATGTTGAAGGAGGTTCAATGATAGAAGTAACGATTTATGAACCTATATGTCGAACCACCGATGATAGAGTGGCTGGCAAGGTGAGGGTAGAATTTGTAAAACCACGCAGACCTTTCCTTGTTTGGGCAACCCGCCGAGAAGCAGAGGAGATTCAATATCCGAAGGGTTATGGCGTGGCTTATTATGACTTTTGTAAGAATCAGCTATTATTTACACCCATCCCACTCAATGTTTTAGTAGGTTGGTCGATTTGGGTATGGCACTGGCTTAGAGTAGGATTCGCCAGTTGGTGCCATCGGCACAGTAAGAAGGAGGTCTAAATGGAGAAGCCACCTATATTGAGTGATGAGCAAATCCGAGAATACTATACAGTTCGCCTTAGTGCTAATGAGCGAGTAACTAGCGTAGACCCATTGAGGTTGACTCGCAATATGCTTTTAGCCCAGCGAGATGCCGATGTGGAATGGTATAAGGATAAATTTGATGAAGGCAAACTAGCGGGAATTAGAGAGAAGCAAGACATCATTGAAGCCAAACTTAATGATGTTGAATTTGCTATTCAGCAAGCCCGCCAGGAGACAGCGAGGGAGATATTTGAGGAGATTGAGAAGGAACAGTCAAATCCAAAGGATGGTGTATTTGTTCAAGAGGGCATTCACTTAACGCCAGGGCAATGGCAATCCGTCAAATCCAAATATCTGGAGGCTGAATGAAGAATCTATTTCGTAAGAAGCGAGAAGCTAAGCCGAGGAAACCTCGATTCTGTGATAAGGGGCACGACCTCACCAACGCAAGATGCATATATTTCTATTTCCCCGATGCCCATACAGAGTGGCTATGCCCATTTTGTTTTGTGGAGTTTATGAATGAACATATATCAGGGATTAAGGAGGGCAAATGAGAGAGAAGATAGCGGAGTTCTTAAATTGGTATGGCAATGCTAATCCATATATTGACTGGCATATACAGGGCAATGATGAGGTATCGTCATCGTCATTGCGGACTAAGAATTATCGTAGAGAACAAGCCAATGAATTTCTTGAGGCAATCCGTTCCGAAATAGAGAAGGTGGAGAATCCTTATCCCAATTTTGGTGAGGATTGTGCATTAAGGGTAGGCTTTGAGGAATGTCGCCAGAAGATTCTTTCCCTGCTAAAATGACCGATACAGAACGGCGTATAATAGAGAAAGTGGGAGAATTAACCTACCAAGAGGCGAAAGTTGTCCTCTTGATGAGGGAGCGACCCTTCCAGACACTTACGGTTATTATGGAGCATGGTAAAGTGATACACAAAGAACGGAAAGAGCCTATTAAGGATTAAAGAACGCCTGTCAAGGCACTTGGGGGCGCTGTTTCACCGAGAAATCGGGGAACTGGCGCCTCTTTTATTAATGAGGATAAGACATGGCAGAAATAGGACAGATTAAGAAAGCCTCTGAATTAGGGTTCAAGGACAAAACCCACAAATACATTTGGTTGTTGTGCCCACATTGTGGCAAAGGTAAATGGACAAGAATAGAGAAAGGGCAGCCAAGCACAGACGCCACAAAACAATGTAGGTGCAATGCCGTGCGTTCGCATACTAACGGGCGCCTAGGTGTAATACTGGATAGAGGATATGTTTGCATCAAACTAGAAGCCAGTGATTTCTTCTACCCGATGGCCACTAGATATGGTTGGCTTAGGGAACATCGTTTAGTAATGGCTAGGGCTTTAGGGCGCCTTTTACAGCATTGGGAGGTAGTACATCATAAGAATGGAATCAAGAGTGACAATAGATTAGATAACCTAGAATTGACACTCAACGGCCAGCATATGACCGACCATAGCAAGGGTTACATACATGGCTTTGAAAAGGGTTATCAGGATGGGCTAGCCAAAGGACGAGCATTATCATTTCACCAAGTGGTGAAATTGAGATAAATGGTGGAAGCGCCTTTTTTGTTAAATGGAATTATGGTTTTGTCTATCGGAAGAGAATAAGGAAAAACTGGCAAAAGTTTACGAGAACCTTACCGGCAGGAAGTTCAAGCCACCTGAAAGGGACAAGCGAGTCATTCATTGTGAGACCAAGCTGGAAAGTCTTGGCGAGATTAGCAAACTGATGGAACAAACTCCTGACTATCCTCTTGATATGCAGAGGAGGAAATGACCCCCTATTATCAAGACAGGTGGGTGACAATAATCTGCCCTGTAAGAGGGGGAACACCACTAGAAATATTTGATTACGTCCTGAAATTAGAAAACGAAGGTTGTCACGTGTATTTCCCGCCTAGAGATAACCCCCAAGAAGACCCAACTGGCTATTACATTTGTGATGCGATGTTGAAAGCGATCAAAAGGTCAAATGAGGTTCATGTATTTTACTCTCCTCTAAGTCAGGGTTGTCACTTTGACTTAGGAATGGCATTTGCTTTGGGGAAAAACGTAAAAGTTATGAATCCAGAGATTGATACGACTGAAGCTAAAAGTTATATCAAGGTATTTATGAGACGATGACTATTATCAGGGTATTCCCAAGACGGACAACGATGACTCCAACAGATGATTATGTTTTCATCGGTGAGCCACCATTGATCCGACCAGAAGTAGATGAAGTTCACATTTCCTGTTCGTTTACTTGGGATTTAGTAAGGGCACACCAACTCGTTAAGGCGTGGGGGCAGTATTATCCTATCGTCAAACAAGGCGGGATGGTCTGCCAGAATGACTCATTCACGCCTGGGATGTATATCAGGCATGGTGTGATCTTCACATCGAGAGGTTGCAATAACCAATGTCCTTGGTGCCTTGTACTTGAGAGAGAGGGGAAACTACGAGAAATTGAGATTAAGGCAGGTAATATGGTTCAAGACAATAACCTGCTCCAATGTAACCATGAACACATCGGTAGGGTTTTTGAAATGTTGCGATCCCAGCATAGTATTCAATTCACAGGGGGGCTTGATAGCCGGCTTTTGACTGATGACCTAGCTGACCAGATACGAAGCCTTAGAGTTAAGCAAGTATTCTTTGCCGCCGACACAAAGCACTCGTTGAAACCGCTAGAGAAGGCCATCAAGCAGCTCGCCCTGCCTCGTAATAAGATTCGCTGCTATGCACTCTTGGCATTTGACAATGAATCTATTAGCGATTGTCTTGAAAGGCTGGAGACGATCTGGAAAGTAGGAGCTATGCCCTTTGCGCAACTTTACCAGCCGCCTGAGAGGTATATCAGATACTCGAAGGAATGGCGGGATTTAGCACGAACCTGGTCGAGACCCGCTGCCATGAAGTCATTACATAGAGAGCTAGTATGACCGGGGACTGCCGGCACTGCCAAGGATGGAAGGGGTGTACAGGGCAATGGTATCCCGATGATGAAAGGGAAGAATCCGAATGGTATAGCTATGGCGAGATTCGCTGGTGTCCCTATCAAGTGTTTTGGATACTGAAGCATAGTGAAGTATTTGATTCTGGACGCTGGCCGAAGCCACCTCGTTCTTTGGAATGTGATGCCAAGAAGCACTCAATGATTGTCAGGGAAGCTGCATTTTGTAGGCCAAAACTGATTATAGGCGAGGTCAGGGCACGATTAGCAAGTTGCGGTGACAAGGGACGAATACTTGTAGAACAAACAATAAACCGAGAAAAACTGATGTATCTCGATGATGATATAAAAGCAGTGCTGTATTACGTGTCAGGAGGGGGACGGAAAGACACAAGTTTCAGGATATGGAAAGCAATGAGGCGTTATCGAAATGATAACAAAAAGGAACTCCAGGCAGTTGCATAATCACTTCTGGATACTCGACAGAAACAATTTCGGAAGATGTAAATGCGGGGCTACAAAGCAGTTTTCTATTGAGCAAGAGGGAAACATTAAATTAAAGAGTCTTCCAAAATATGACCCTAGTTCATGGCTTAGAGCAGGAACAGTAGGAGTGAAGATTCAGGAAGGGATTTGACATGGACAAAAAGCAGGTGGTATACTTGACAACAGTGGGCGTTCTTATGCCCCAAGAGCCTCTTCGGAGGCTTTTTTGTTACCTTAAATCTGGTGTGACTGAACATCATGCTATGCAGGTGAAAGGTGGCTGCTGGCTAGGCGAAGAGTTTAGTGCTCAGGCTAACACTGTGAGAGCAAACAGCAGTGCTGTGGAGCCATTTATCTACAAAATGCAGATATATGGATACTACTGCAAAGGCTCGAACACTTCGAGGAGAAGGCTGGGGGAATGGAGGAAGCTCTTGAACCTACAGCGGGTCCTCGCACCAGTTTAATTAGGAAATGGGTGTTTAATATGAAAATAGTCGAAGTAAGTTGGATTGATGCTTGGAGTGAAGCTGCAGAGATAACTGCCGATCATGCCCAGAATCTTCTGCCGATTAAACGGAGGCATATTGGCTATCTATTGAAGCAGTCTAACGTCGCAGTCATATTAGCTGGTGGTGTGCTGGATAAGATACCGGAAGGGGTTGACTCATTTTGCGATATTTCTGTCATCCCTATGGGGATTGTGATGAGCATCAAAGTGTTGAGGGAAGATGCCTGACTGGGCGATCTGCGTTCTGATATGTCTGCCTACCTGTGAGGCAATTCATTACCTGATTCCCTGGGTGATTAAGAAATTCAAAGCATGGCTAGGCGTTTACCGGCAGTAGGAAGTAAAGATGCAAGAGCGTGGTGCGATAAGTGGGACTGCTCAACGCACCTTGAGAAGATAACGCTCTGCGAAGACTTTGGGTGTGCCTTTCAGACTGGCAAGAACTTTCGAGTCCTCAATAGGGCAGCCAAAGTCAGGCAGGATTACCGAATCCCTCCCGATACCCCTTGGACGGAGCAGATAGACATTCTAATTCAACTGAATAAGCTAATCGCAGTACATCAGGAAGTGCCGACGGAGATTTCCCTGGTAGTCCCTACGGAGCTTCCAATCGGTTTAGTCTTCTTTGCCGATGAGCATGTGGGGGCTTTCGGAGTTCATCTAGCGGCACTCAAAAATGATTGGCAGATAGCCAAGCAGGAGCCGGGGTTATATCAGGTTCAAGGGGGGGACGGATACGAAAATATCATCCAGCCATCTAAGATGGGAAGCTCTCACAATCAGGCGCCGATTTCGGTTCAGAAAGCCATCTACTACAATATGCTCAAGGATAATAGGGAGAAGATTCTCTGTATCGGAGTAGGACAGCACAACTACTGGACGGCGTTAGTCGAGGGAGAGGATTGGGATGCGGAGTTGGCCAGGAGATTAAAGTTAGTCTATACCAAGCACCATGCCAAGGTTATCTTGAAAGTGGGGAAGATGCTCTATCCCATTCTCAGGATGCACAAGAGCCAATTCAATTCTCAGTTCAACCTTACGCATACTTGCAAACAGAATCAGAGGATGCACTGCCCGGAAGCTAGGATCATAGTTGCCGAAGATAAACACGTTGCAGATGTTGAGCAATACAGATACAACGAAGCTGAATGTGTGGCAATTCGGACGGGAACGTATAAAGTCTATGATGATTATGCCATGCAGAATGGCTTTTTCGGGGGTCATGTATGTAATCCAACTGTGATTCTCTGGCCTAATGAAGATAAGTTGGTTGCTTTCAAGGATATGCACGATGCGATTATCTATCTTAGGGCTGTGAGGTAATGAAATCAGTAGATATGATGCCAGCAGTGGCAAGACCCGAAGATCCTATCTGGACAACAACCATTATGACCTACGAGCTTGGTAGCCTGATTCGGTCATTGGTGAAAGCTAGGTTAAAGGGCAAAAAGGGTGATGAATGTGGCCGAAAGGCATATCTGGCTGAGGCTAAAATAGAATTAGCGGATCTACTTACTCAAAGCCATTTTCTTGCAGAGCAGATGGGATGGAAAGTTTTTGAGTTAGAGAAGGATGGCTATCAGCGATTTTGCGAGAGGATGAAGGAAATGTCTAATGAAGACTCAATGTGCTAATTGCGGTAGACCTATCTGTTGCAATGAAATTTACAATTATCGGGATGAAAATTACTGCGAAGTCTGTATTAATGCGGTTAAAAATTTAGAAGCCGGTGGACGATTCTATGGCGAGAAATTGATAAAATCGGATACAAAAATAAACACAAAAGGAGATAAAAATGAGTGATTCGATAAAAGTAGCAGGGATAATAACATCAGGGTTTTGCTGTGCAATTCTGGCAGTTGTATATGCCATTGAACCATCAGAATTTATAAAAGCTCTAGTTATTTCTTTTGGTGGTGTGTTCGGGATATTCTTCCCGCTGCCGGCGCTCTATGGCGTGGCAAAGAAACTTCTCAACAAGGTCTAGGACGAAGGTGCTGGTGTCTCCCAATGTAAGGCTGCAGCCTATCGGTTAGAAGGGTATTCTCCCAGCGGCGAGAACGCCGAATAAGCCTAGAGCTTGTGGAGGGAAGACTAACCGAGCCAGCACCAAACTAACATGAAAGCAAAGCGATTTCTCAAAGGATTCTTCGAGTGGTTTGTCTTCTCTAACTTCATGGACACCTATCAGGAGTGGCACGCCTTCGTGGAGGGGTTTAGTGAGGCGTTCTGCTTCTGGAGACAACACATTGAGCCATCTCAGGAGTTATTGAAGGACATCGAGTCTGAGCATCACTACTATGCTGCCAGTAGGGCCCTAGGATTTGCCGTTCTGGCTGTCCTCATAACAGGCATGGTAGTCTGGATTATAGGAGCGATTCATGGAGCTTAAACTAGGCAAGAAACCTGCGGTCATTGACCCACTTGGCAGGACAATTAAGCTATCCTCTATTCTTATTCCCGAAAAGCTGCCTGAACTTCCGCCTTCGTATGATTTACATGAGGTTTACGGGATTCAAGATAACTTCATGTTTGCCAATGACCAGTATGGGGATTGCGTTAAGGCAAGTCGAGCGCACCAGACCCTAGTTTTTGAGGCTTTTGAACAAGGAAAACAGATACAGATTAGAGACCAAGAGGTAGTTGACGAATACTTTTATGAGACTGGCGGTTTGGATAGTGGACTTGTTCTTCTCTATTCTCTGAAGGACTGGCGCAATGATGGCTGGTTAGTCGGGGATAAAATTTATACCATCTATGCCTTCGCCTCTGTGGACTGGAAAGACCACAATCAAGTTAAACACGCAATTCATCTTTTAGGTGGCGTGAACTTCGGGATGATGGTTTATTCCAAAGACCTAGAGCAATTCAGAAATGGCGAAGTTTGGGATTTAACTGGCAATGATGGTTCACTAGAAGGCGGGCACGGAGTTTATCTTTGCGGTTATGACCAGAACGGCTTGATATGTATGACTTGGGGTAAACGGCAAAGAATGACTTGGGACTTCTGGGATAAGCGGGTAGATGAAGCTTATGCCATAGTGGACAATAGAAACCACTGGCAGGGTGATTCACCAGTGGATGTTGAGGCTCTGGACGCTATCCTAGAGGAAATCACAGGAGAGACGGCGGATGAACCATCTGGCTGTTGTCCTTTTAGTAGACTGATTAAGGCATTCTTTCATGGCCGAAAGAAAATTCAAAAGTAACTATGAATACACCTGCGACAAATGCGGGCAGCCGATTAAACCGCAGACATCTTATTATCTGCAACCGATTTATATTGGCTACAAAGGACAAAGGATAAGGGCATTTAAGAGGATTCATGTCGAGTGCCCAAGGGAAATATAGTAATGCACTTGGAGAATGACAGTTTTTATCTTTCACCTGAAAACACGACTTTGGAGGACAATATGCAAGATGGTTTACAAGCAATGGTGGCCAGAATAGACGAAAGGACAGAGCATATACAAACAGATGTAGCTGAGTTGAAAGTTAATGTTAAGCAGTTGTCGGAAACTGTCAATAGCCATACTGAAAAGCTGGGAATCATCAAGCAAAGGCTGGATAATCAAAATAATTATCGGCCAATGCTTACTAGAAAACAGAAGATCAGTACTGGCGGAGCCATTGTTGCCTTTGTTGCTGCTGTAATTGCAGCCATAATAGAATATTTCAAACACCATTGAGGAATAAAATGAGCGAGAATGGGAACTCTAAAAAAAGAGAAGAGACTGCCGCACGGATTATTGCTGCAATCAGCGAATCTAGCGGCTTACTAACCCTAGCTGCAAAGAAAGCAGGACTAGGCTATTCGACTGTCTGGCGTTATACACAGGATTTCCCTACTGTCAAACAGGCCGTCATAGAGGCCAAAGAACGGATGTTGGACTTTGCTGAAGGGAAGCTATACGAGAAGATTAAGAGCGGAGATAACACAGCCATCATCTTCTACCTGAAGACACAGGGCAAAGCCAGAGGGTATATCGAGAGGCAAGAAGTTACTGGCAAGGACGGGGAGCCTATTAAGACGGAGATTATCGTTCAGTCTCCGAAGGCGAAGGAATTGACCGAGCAGGTATTGAAAGGTGAAGGCACTTAATGGAGATCGTGACTGGTTAAGTATACTCATGGTTGGTAAAAGGACATACTATAGGTAGTATGCCGCAAGGAGTTAAATATGGCAGAGTTTATTGTTAGCCCATATAGCTATTTCGGTGTCAATGGCAAGCTAAAAATGATATTATCAGACGATTCCCAGCAGGTAGTATGTTGTGAGAAAGTAACTCCCAACCCGTTCCCTGTGTCTTCAAGAAGCTACATGTACCTTGTAAAACCTCAATTAAAGACTGCGATAAGGCTTTTTCAGCCTTGTCATCTGAGTATATTATGACGCTCAAAAAGGTATGAGATTCACAACTACCAAGATATATGAACAGAACACAGAGGCATGGTTATCAGGGAAGCGAAGGGCACTTAATGAAGGTGGGACAGCCTCATCAAAGACATGGAGCATCCTTCAGCTTCTAATCTTAATCGCTCAACACGCTAAGAATCCTCTGTTAATCTCGGTAGTGAGCGAGTCCCTGCCCCATCTAAAACGGGGGGCTATCCGGGATTGTTTTCGGATTTTAGACGAATCTCAAGACAATAATCCTCGCTATAACAAGACAGAGAATTGGTATTCGTTTGGTAAGGGCAAGATAGAGTTCTTTGGGGCTGACGAAGCGGACAAGGTTCGTGGGCCGAGACGAGATATTCTCTTTCTAAATGAGGCGAATAACATCCCTTGGGAGACAGCCAGAGGGCTTGATGTAAGGACAAATAAGTTCACCTTCGCAGATTGGAATCCTGTTAGTTCCTTTTGGGTACACGAATATTGGATAGGGCAGCCAGAGAATCAATATATACATTCTACTTATCGAGATGCTTTAGAAGTAGTCTCTCCTGAAGTCATCCAGACGATTCTCAAAACAGGGGAGCGGGACCCGAACTGGGCAAACATCTACCTTGAGGGGAAACTGGGTAAAATCGAAGGTCTTGTCTATCCGGTATTCGACCAAGTGGATTCCTTCGATGGCGATGTGTTCTACGGATTGGACTTCGGGTATTCTAACGACCCAACTGCGTTAGTCAAGTGTGTCATAAGAGGGGACAATCTTTACTCCCAGGAACTCATCTATGAGACCGGCCTGACAAACCAGGACATCGCTAATAGATTGATAGGCTTGGGAATCAAGAGGAAATATGACGAAATCTTTGCCGATGCTGCCGAGCCGAAGTCAATAGAGGAAATCTACCGATTCGGATTCAACATCAAAGGTGCTAGCAAGGGACAAGGCTCAGTAGAATATGGGCATCAACTAATCAGGCAATATAAATTGCATATAACAAAAGACAGTCTCAATGGGATAAAAGACGTTCGTAATTTTCGCTATATTCAGGATAAGAACGGGAAACTAACAGAGAAAACCGCTCATAGTTTTAGCCATTTTTGCGATGCTTTGCGCTATGCTGTTGTGGGGAAAACTGAACCTAAAGTAAAGGAAGATATTGTGGTTTTCGATAGCATGACTTATTTCAATTTAGACAGAATATAACATCTTTGTTATAGGAGCAGATATGCTAATAGAATTCGACCAAATACTAAAAGAAGCCACTACTCAGGTTGAGCAGGCTTTGAATCTAGAAGACCAGGGCTGGATAAACCTATCTGCATTATCTACAGAAGTTATCCCGGCAGACCAGAGAAAATTGACAGTTCAGGAAGCACGAGTCTATGCCTTGAAGGACCCACTTGTGGCTAGGGCTGTTCATTTGATGACGGATTACACCTTCGGGAAGGGGATAACGTGGAACACCAAAGAGGACAAAACTAGAGAGGCGTTAAACGAGTTCTGGTATTCTCCTGCGAATACGTCTCTCTTTTCATCGAAGGGGCAGCGGAAGTCCTCGGATAAGCTCTTGATAGACGGGGAGATATTCTTTGCTGTCTTCCTAGGTAAAGAGGCGACTATAAGAAGAATCAATCCCTTAGAGATAACTGAGTTTATTACAGACCCCGATGATGTGGATAATGTGAGATTCTATAAAAGAGACTGGTCCACTACCCAGGGGAAGTCTAATACAAGTTATTATCGTTCCTTCGCTAATCTAAAAGGTGAACCCTGCACAGATTCCCTCGGAAACAGCATCCAGAAGACCGAGGATGCCCTTGTTTATCATCTGGCGATAAATGATCTGGGACAAAGGGGAAATTCCTACCTCTTGCCTGTTATAGAGTGGGTCAAACTATACCGGAAGTTTCTCGCATCAAGGGTTGCCGTAATGTTGGCGTTAGCTAGGTTTGCTTGGAAGATTAAGGTACAAGGCGGGCAAACTGCCGTTGATGCGACTAAGGCTGTTTACCATGAAGTCGAGACGAAAGCTGGGTCCACCTCGATAGAAAACATGGGCGCAGACCTACAACCCATCAGGACAGACTCTGGGGCGGCGCAGGCATATCAAGACGGGAGACAGTTGAAACTCCAAATCTCTGCTGGCACTGGTTGGCCAGAACAATATTTCGGTGATATCTCGATAGGGAATCTCGCAACCGCCAAGACTGTTGAGTTACCAGTTCAGAAGATGTGCGAGTCTTATCAAGCCATCTGGCAAGGGGCCTATCAAGATATATTCAATCTTGTTTTAGGGCATAATGGGATCTCGGAAGATAAAAGATATGTCGATTTGGACTTCCCAAAGGTTTCAGAGGAAACGTCAGCCAGTATAGCACAATCGTTATTCCAGATCAGTCAAGTCTTCCCTGAGTTTGCAAGTTCCGATGATGTAAAACAAATCGCTCTCATGGCACTGGGGGTGAATGATATTAGTGAGGTTTTGGAACAACTAAGCCAAGAATCCAAAAGCGACCCGAATGTGAAATTAGCGAAAGCCTTAAAGGAATTTAAGGGGTTTCTAAATGAATCTCATAGCTGAATTAGACAAGACGATTCAACTCTTAGAAGGTAGAATACCAGCCAACCCTGCATCCGAAAAGAACGAGAAACTTGAAAAGAGGATGCAGAAGTCGATGGCGGAGTATTTCAACCAAATTGACCAAGCGATTGACTGGAATACCTTAGAACAGATTTACTACAAGAATGTGAAACAGGAATAGAAGGAAAATGACGGAAGCCACATTAAAATCCATAGAATTAGACGAGGCAGCGGAGATTCGCAATAAAGCTGAGAAGGTATATCTGGAAGCCTTGGAAGACTATATTGAGGCACGAATCCGATATTACGCAATACTTGCACGTGATGAAGAATGACACTACCATCAGACATTAACGACTTTATCAATCCAATCCTTTCGGCTTTCGATACTGACCTTCGATATAGATTGAATGGATATTTGGTAACAGCCTACCTTCGTGGCTCGGCCCAAATGATTGAATGGGGACGAACGAAAACAACCGATATGCCAATTTACTACGAGGGCCCCCCAATGCAACAGGCAATGACTTACGCCGAGAAACACACTGCCACGTTAGTTAAGGGATTGAATGACGAGACACGGGACCGGATGAGAGATGTAATTGAGAACGCCATCAGAGAAAAGAGAGGAATAGACGGTTTAGCAAGGGACTTGAGAAAGCAATTTGACGACATGAGCAAAGTGCGTTCTCAGGTTATTGCACGAACTGAAACCTCAGATGCACTTTCGCAAAGTTTCCTTGACCGTGCTAACGACCTAGGTATAACAGGAAAGGAAGTAGTTACTGGCGACCCATGTGAAATATGTCAAGCTAATGCCAATGAGGGGGTTGTTCCGATTGACCATATATTTCAGAGTGGACACGCAAGGCCCCCTTTCCATCCAAACTGTGTTTGTGCTCTGGCTCCAGTGATGCTAGGGAAATAGTGAAATGTATTTAGCTACTCTAATAAGGCACTTGGGAAGGTTATGATAAATATCAGATTCCTTCAAGCGAATTATTCGCCATCCCTCAGACTGAAGCGTCTTATCTTTTGTCTGGTCTAGTTTCTTCCGTTTATTTGTAGAATGCCAATAATCACCATCTACTTCTATGACGATATGATGTTTCGGTAAAACGAAATCACACGGATATTTGCCGATACGATACTGTGACTTGAAATCCAATTTCAATTTCATAAAGGCATCTTGCACAATCACTTCTGGCTTAGTTGGACTTTTACAATTTGCAGATGTCCAACTGCCAACACATTGTCTTGAGCAAAAACGGAATTCAATTAGTTTGGCAGGCTTTACCCATACTTCTTTGCCACACCACTCACATTTTCTTATTTGACGCTTCCAAAGAGGATGGTAAATACCTCTAACAGTAGTCTTAAATTGGCTGGCACATTGATGGCTACAAAAATGCTTATCTGGACTTCTCCTTGCCTCGCATTCGTGGACTTGATACTCCTTACCACAATAGGTACATAAGAGCTTAATCTTATCCTTCTTGTTCCAAGGTGGTTTGCCTTTGAGATGTTCGCGAGCCTTTGCAATATTTATTCTAGCTTGGTTACTGTGCTTTTGACTAATCATAATATCATTATAGCACAATTTAATACAGAATACAAACGATGTCTAGCAATGGTTAAGTATACTCGTGGTTGGTAATTTAGATATAACATTATTGAGGGAAATGTAAAGTAGGGTGAAATATGATTAAATATAGCATTGATATGAAGCGAGATATGGATTTAATACGTGCAATACTTCTAACCATAGAATCACATGAACATGGCTTTGCACCCAAAATAGAAATACCTAACTATACTCAAGAACAAATAAATTATCATGCTTATTTACTAAAAGAAGCTGGTTTAGTTCAAGCAATTGATATAACAAGTATGAGTAGTGAAGGCCCTGAAGCAATGATAACTCGTTTAACTTGGGCAGGACATGAGTTCTTGGATTCTGCTCGTCAGAATAATATATGGAATCAAGCAAAGGATAAAATAAATAAAATTGGCGGTGCGACTCTACCGATATGGACTGCCTTACTTACTGAACTAATCAAAAAGCAAATTGGTCTCTAGTATTCACATAATGGGGCGGAAAGTGGGAGGAAATTGTTATCTAGTAAATTGTAAAGTAGAAACAACCATGAGTTTACTTAACCCTAGCAATTATAGGAGGTACACATGCCATATTCAATAGAAAACCCGCCAGAAAAGATCAAGGATATGCCGAAACACGCACAGGAGATATTCATTTCAGCCTTCAATAACGCTATCAAACAATATGATGGCGATGAAGAACGAGCTAATAAAGTAGCTTATGCTGCTGTGAAAACGAAATACAAACAGGATGACAAGGGAAACTGGGTCTCAAAAGAATCGGGGGTATCTATGGAAGCAAAGTTTGCCAGAATGATTCAAGAGCAGGTAACTCGGAAATCTGATCCTGGCCGAATCAGGAAGGTGACCGAGCTGTATCAATCGGACGTTTCTGATGAAAAGAAAGTTAAAGCCCTCGATGAGGTATTGGAATGGTTGAAAGTCCAGGAAGTAATGAAAACAGAGGATGGAGTTCAGTATCCTGCCTCGGCGTTTGCTTATGTCCCCGATTCTGAGAAGCCTTCAGAGTGGAAGTTACGATTGTGGGAAAATCCCACCGATAAAGTAACACGGAAACAACTTGGTGCTGCTGCCGCTGCCCTTTCTCCTGGAGGATTCCGTGGGCAAAGAGTGGATATTCCCAGAGAAGATTTACCCGCCGTCAAGAGGAAGATACGGGCTGAATATCGGAAACTCAATGTTCCTGATGAAGAGATACCGAGATGGGTTCAGGAATCCACACGAAGGGATTTACTTTACAACTACATCCCTCTTGTGGAGGCCGATATTGGTTCAAAGGGAATCGCCAAAGTTATCGTCATCAAGCCTGGATTCGGCAATCCTGTAGACAATCATTATTACCCGGCAGAGACGCTTTCCAGAGACTTCGCAGTCTTTGAAGGCGTGAAGATGTATGCCGATCATCAAACCGAAGAGGAAGAGAAACAGCGCCCCGAAGGGTCGATAAGGCAGTGGGTAGCAAGTCTAAAGAACGTCAGATTCGAGGAAGGCATAGGCATAGTTGGCGATGCCGTCATAGTTGAGCCATGGTTACAACAGAAACTAGCCACCCTGAGAGACCAGAAGCTATTGAGCGAAATGGGAATTTCAATCAGGGCAGCTGGTGTTGGGACCAAGGGCAAGATAGACGGCAAGGAAACCAACATTGTTGAGCGTATTATGCGAGTCCGTTCTGTTGATTTCGTTACCGAAGCCGGAGCAGGAGGCGGTGTTTTACTATACGAAACCGAAAGGGAATTTGACATTGATATTATTGGCTTAGATATTCTCAAGGAACGGCGGTCTGACCTTGTGAAATCTATTGAAAAAGAGGTCAAGGAAACGACTATTAAGGAGGTCAAAAAAATGGAAGAGTTCGAACAGAAAGTTGAGGGCCTTACCAAAGAGGTAGAAACCCTCACAACCGAGAGGGATGAGGCCCGGACTAAGCTCTCTGAGGCTGAGAAGGCACAACGGAAAGCTGAGGCGAAGTCTAAGATAGACGAAGCTATAAGCAAAGCCGACTTGCCGGACGCGGCCAAGGCGAGATTAGTTGAGAAGTTCAAGGATGCCGAGTCTGCCGATGGAATCACGGATAGTATCAAAGCAGAGGCGGATTATGTGAACGCCCTCAAGGAAGCCTCGAAACCCAAGAATCTCGGCGAGACTAAGCCTGACCCCGACAAGTCCAGGAAGGACCTTGTAGAATCGTTCAAGAAACTACACCCGGAATGGACTGAGGGACAGGTTGAAACCGCCGTGAGTGCGAGGTGACCATGGACGGAATAAAACAACGCATAGCCTTCGCCCTTAAATGTGAACCCGAAGAAGTGCCTGACGAACCCGAGAAGTTAAAGAAGGCGCTGGAAGACCGGAGGGCGGAACTGAAGAAGGCGAAGGAGAAGAAACATGGCTAATCCATATACCAATTCATACGAAGCTGTGGCCGGACGCGAGATTTCCTCAACCCTGATTGGAAGGCATGTCAATATAGAGGAAGCACAGTTGATTCATCCTACACATGCTGACGGTCTAGTGGATAAAGGGGACCCGGTAGCCTTCTGGGATGGAGCAGGTGTCGCTTTGCAATCTGCCACCGCCGCGACAGATTCGATTCCTGTGGATACTGAGGGAATCTGGAGACTGTCCGTGACCAATACGGGGGTCAATGCCTTCGGGGACATTAAGGTCGGGCAGGTCTTGTTCATTGATGCAAGCGGAGTGATTTTTGACGAGTGGTCCACATCATTTGCTATCTTTGGCCTTGCGCTAGAGGCTATCGCTGATCCCGGCATGGGCGCCCCGATAACCCAGGTCATAGCGGTCAAGGTTCACTGGATGTATCCATACTGGTTCTATACCTC